TTTCTCAGAAATAACTTTTAACAAACGACTAATTTCGTTTGCATCTTCTACTTCCTTGTAATTCTTGTTTTCTACATTGTAAAGCTTTTCACTTCCTTTGAATGGAAGTTCTTTCTTTGCAACATTAATAATGTACGTTTCTTCTGGATTTAGGTGCTTAATTGCTGTACTTTTTCCTGTACCTGTAGCACCTACAATCCCTACTAGCTTTGAACTCATAGTTTTTAATTTATTTAGTTATTTATTTTAATTCTATAAAGATACAAAAGTTCTTGGATATATCCAATCATTCATTCCCTTTAATTTTATTTTAAACTTATCTCTATTGCCAGGATAATTTCTTTCACAAAAAATGTAACTGTCTGTTACTTCTCCTTGAAGAAAGTCTATAACAGATGTTTCTTTATCTACATATATTGGATTCATGAATCCTACTTTATAGTATGAAGGAGATATTGCATAAATGAAATAGTGTTCTGTTTCTTTATTAATAAATAAATAATTGTTTGGAGAATCGCTACATTCAAAACAACTAAATCTTTGACTAAACACTTCTTGTTCTACTTCTCCTAAACATATCCATCTTTCTCTATTATATTTATCTATTCTTTCTGTGTATTCTTCTTTTGATTCACCTGGTTGTATCATATGTATTTAATTTTGTTTTCATCAAAAAATTCTAACGCCTTACTGAGCCATTAGTAACTGAATTTAAAGTTTCCAGCTCTGGTGCTTTTATTATTTAAGTTTTTCCATATTGCATCATAGTTGACTTCTGTATACAATACTGCTTCTTTAATGTTTTTAAATGTTTTTATTTCTTCTGTACTTATATTTTTACATAATATAATCCTTTCTTTTTTTAATGGTTTATAAAATACTTCTCTATGATAACAAGTTTTACAAAAACCTTTAGCTTCATGAGGTTTATTACATATTTTACATAGTTTAGTTACTTTTTCTTCTATTTGAAAAAATTTAATGTATTTTCTTTCTATGTATATATCTTTACAATCTTTGTATATGTAATCTCTTATTTTTAGTAAATCTGAATTTTTAGAATATTGAATTGCTCCAAATAGTTCACTACTTTTATTTTTTCTTGATATTTTACAAGGATTAATATTAATATATTTAGATAAAATGTTATTTAAATCTAATAGAAAGTTTTTATTTCCAGTAATGCTAAAATAGTAACCTGATTTTGTTTTAATTATACATCCATCACCATCAAAAAACCCTCTGATAAAGTGAGAGTAAAATTCTTCTTTTATATTAGGAAATCTTAACGTATAAGTTTTTCTTTTACCACAACCTAATATAGTTAAAGATTTAACTAATTCTCTGGAATATATTCTAAGAATAGAGCTACTCTGATGATTTATATTTTTTGAAACTTGTAAAGAAAGTGGTCCAGTGTGCTGAATAGTTTTTTTAAATTTTTCTAATATATTTTTATCTCTTTCTTGTAAAGATATAATAATAGATCTTTCACTTACTGTACCATCACTCATCATCAATCCTAAAAAATAAGCTTTTTCTTTTGTGTCAACATTTTCAAAGAATAACTCATTTACATCATATTTTTTGTTTATACTACTTTTCATATTTATAATTTTTAACAAAAGTAAAACAAATAATTTGATTTTCCTAATTTTTCTTTAGATATATTTGATCTTTTCTGGATTAAAAAAGCTCAATGCACTCTGCAACCATTTTAGTTCTACAGGTTCATCTGAGCTCACTATATATACATGTGCTTTTTTATCTGGAGTGTTATATTCCATAGCCATACATCGATTTATTTTTTGAGCTAAATTCTCTGCATTACTATCAAAATAGTTAATAATCACTTTATCCAGAGGTTTATATGTCACTCCTGTATTACCAATTTTAACAACAGCTAGGTGATTACCCTCTCCTTCAGCAAAGTCTTCAAAGATTTCTTTTTCTTTAGACTTATTGTGATAGGAAGGAATTCCTAGACTATCTGCAACAGCAGTGGTACCACAGAACACCAATACTCTATCATTTTTATACTTAGCCAAAAGTGCCTTTGTAGCATTAGTTTTGGCCAGGGATGATTGAATAACTCGCATTCTTGCAAGTCTCATAAACATTGTATCTGATCCACTGTTCTGTAATTTATTAATTACCCAGGATATACCATCATAGTGCTTCTTCTCAGTCTTGAGCTTTCCTTTGTAATCATTATATACAAGATTATCTAGTGGCACTCTTATTACATGTATTTCATAATCTACAATCACTCCTTCTTCAATTGCTTTTTCAATTGGATAGTGAGCTACAACATGTAAATCAAGTTCTTCCTCTAGGGTTCTTTCTGTATCACTGGCTAATGTACCAGTGAGACCAAGAATCTGCTTGTTATTATCAAACAGCTCCTTACATACTTCTATTTGAGCTTGTGAAAGCAAGTGCACTTCATCAATTATAACAACATCAAAGCTTAAATTAGAATACTTCTTCAATGATAGATGTGTTGTATATGTGACAATGCTGTCATCAAATCCACTAGCTCTAAAATCAGCTTCCCAAGACTCTTTAATTTTGTTGTCTGGATAAGCAATAAGGATGCTTTTAGGTTTTAGTTTCTCTAAAGCTAGTATACTAGTTCTAATTTTCCCAAATCTTGGGCACAAATTAAGTATACCATGCTTCTCTTTTAACCATACTTTAGCAAATTCTGCTTGGCGTTTATCTCTAATTGTCATTTTAGAAATATCTTAAGCGTAGCTCCATTATCTTGATATTGTAATTCAACATCTTTAGCATCATAATTTGTATATGCTCTTCCATTGTGAGGAGGTGAATGTTGTATAACTTCCACTCTTGTAACCTTTGGTAATATAAAGGTTGTACTGTGTTCTTCTTCTATTTTAGCCATCTTTTTTTTAGTATTTTATCATAATAGTCTATTCTTGTTTTAGTTCCATATGATTCAGTTGTAGTCCATATTTGTGGAGCTTCTTTTCTACATTGTTTAATTCTTTGTCTTGTAGTTCCTTTTGTATCTCTAGTGTAATACAACCAGCTTTCCCAATAATGATCAGCGTGTGGTGCTACAAATGTTACAGCTATTTGCCATTTAAAGAATACAAAGCTTATCCTAGGACTCCATTCAAATCTGTAATCATCATATTTAGTTTTCCAACCTAATGGTACAAAATCAAATCCTATTTTTTTAGGAATTGGAGTTAAATATCCTGGCTTATCTTTATTCTTCTTCCAAACTCTTGGAAAGAAATAAGGTGTACCAATAGCAATCTTACCACAATACCATTTTAGTCTTAATGGTTTGAATGGAGAAAAATATGCCCTTAGATAATCAAAATCATTGATAAAGTATTTTATTCTATTTTTTAGTTTCATTTTATCTTAAGAAATATGATTTATTAATAATACTCTGATAGTCATCATCAGTAATGTCTTTCTTTCTAGGAAGTTCTTTGAACATCCCAATTTGGCCTAAGAAACCTAAACCAATTCGTATATCATCTTCTCCATAGCTATTCTTGATAAGTCTTAAGCTTCTGAAATACTTAGCTCCATATTGATCTTTTAGTTTATCTAGATCATAACCACTAGGGTCAGCCACTTTATATCTCATAGGATCAAATAATGCCATAACAACATCAGCATCATTCTGTGTTGCTGAACTATCTGCAAAATCCTCTAATTGTGGTTCAACATCTCCATTCTTTAGTCTAGAAGGATTGGAAATAGATCTATTGAACTGACTTACCACTACAGGACTATATCCATATGTATCTCTAGCATATCTGAGTTCATCAGACATTTTATCAATAGCATCTTTCTTAGTTGGTTGAGCTGCTGTAGTTTTAAGCAAACCAATGTGATCTAATACAACCATAGTGATTTGATTTGGATCATCTGGAACATAAACTTTATTCCATTGGTCCATTTGTTCTATAGATCCATTTTCAAGAGCATAAGCTTTTAATTCTTTTGCTATACCTACAGGATTCTCTGGACCATCAATAATTGTAACAATCTCACATAGTTCGTTCATGTAATCTTCATAATGCAAATATAGATCATGTTCATCTTTGGTCATGACTTCTTTCCATCCAAGAAGCTTACCTACAGGAATAATGATTCCCTGGTCCAAAAATATCTTACGTGACATCCATTTAGCCATTTTATAAGCTCTACTTCTTTCCATAGATCTATACCACACCTTCACTTTAATTCCTG